TCCCTTTATATCAATGTATATAGGTAATATACCTATATAAAAATATTTTTTTATTATATTTTAGTAGTGACGTTGTGACAGTATGTCTTAAGTCTTGAGCCTGTAAGGCTCAGAGGTGTCACTACGTAAAGTATATACTTTTATCATATGAATGCGTTTAACTACTTGTGACTCTAAGCTTTAAAGGTGTCACAACGTCTAATTTTTACTAGTGACACTTTTCATAGCCCCACTTGCGTTCACCGTTTATTCGTTTTTGACGTTTTTCATACCCATATTTAGCTACCATGACGTATTGCAATTTTTGAGCCATTTTCTTATTTTTAGAAAAGTTTACATCAGGAGCTACCTTCATAAATAATTCATCGTTAGTGATAAATTTTCGATCTTCTAATTCATTTTCAATAACTTCATCAATTGCATCTTCAAAGCTGTCGCTATACTTAAACTTTTCACAGTTCAATTCGATTAAAGCTAAGTGAGCCTTATCAATCTTCAACGAAAATTTATTATTTTTGTATTGATCTACTGCTTCTCCCCAAATTTGTTCAACCAATTCTGGAGTTAAATCAGTTACAGGACTGAATTTTTGTTTATCAATATCACACAGCACTGGCATAAATCGTCTGTTACCTGTTTGATCTTTTAAGTAATAACGTTCATTAGTCGTTCTGACCATTACAAACCGCCTGGGAAAAACTTCTACTCCACGACCGTATGGTAGGCGGTAACGAAATTCTTGCTTGGAACAGAACTTTTTAAGTTCCTCAAACGATGTTTTATTTGTTGCGGTCAATTCGTCGTCATTGATGATTAAAGCGTCTCTAGTCTTGCTTAAATCGTCTTTTTTAGTGAACGTATTAAAGTCATCAGTGTAATACCCTAATGGTGCTAATCTTTTGAAAGTAGTAGTTTTACCAGCTCCCTGACCGCCAACCAAATCTAAGACTTGATCAAACTTAGTACTCGGATCATATGCTTTAGCTACTGCCCCTACAAAAAATAGATATGAAACCCACTCAATGAATGCTGATTGTTCTACTCCTAGAAAATCATGTAAGAAGTTAGGGATGCGTTGTTTGTGATCCCACTTCTCATAAGCTTTATCAAAATAAGTAATAATCGGGTTATATGCATTATTTCTTGCAGCTAAAATCAAAGCGTCCTGCACTAATTTGTTCTTAAAGCTGGTGTGCCCATATTTAGCTTGACTTTCAATATAAGCTAGGATTTCTAGTGAATAATCATCAGAAGTTTTGCCTTTTTCAATATGTAATTTGGGTACATCTTTTACTACATCAATATTTTGCGTAAATTCGTTATATCGAAATACATCCCTAAGTAATGGATCGTTTTCAATAATGATTTTTACATTAGTAACACTGGTAGTTTTGATATTACCGTTAGCATTGAGTAAGAAATTATAAGGAAACCTAGAACCTTGATTTTGCTCTTTACGCAATTTCTCAACATTCTTTTTATCAAGCGCCATCAAGCACCTCTCCTTCTAATTTCCTTTTCAATCATTGAATTAGCAGTTGTTTCTACTTCTGCTTCTGACAGTTTATCTTTGGTGTGTGAATTAGCAATTTTAGCTAGTTCTACGGCTATTTCAGGATCTACGTTACGATATAGTAGACCACCCATAAAAGCAGCACAGGCATTATTTCTGCCACCTGTTTCGCCAAATCCATTAACGATTGTTTCAAATAGTTCACTTGTCTGATTTTTACCTGACACAGAATAGCTAGCCATCTTGTCTTTGCCATAAGGCTTTAACGACTTAGATTTTTCTTTAATCAGCTCTAGCAATTCTTTAGGAGCAAAAGCAATCGGTTTATGATTAAGCCATTTATAATGTTTTCCATCAATTGAACTAGGTGCTACTACTACATAATTGTTTTCGTGTGCCTTAAGATCTACTCCAGGCAAGAAACCAATGCTTTGAGTAATCGTTTTATCGGCTGGCTTTTGGAAGTAAAAGTGATACCCATCATGCGCTGTTCGTTCGCATAGAGTATTTTGAAACCATTCATTATGCTTTAATTCAATGATCGATTTCATGCCGTCTATTTCTCCATGACGATCTACATCAATTACGAAAAAGTTTTCAGTTTTCAAAGCAATGTTAGCTAATGGATATCTCTTCCATAACTCACGAATTTCATCAGGTGTTAAAGCAGGTTTATTAGCAAATTTAATTAATGGTCGTTTTTCTGTATGGCTAATTGGGATTACTGAAAAGCCGCGCTCTGCATAGTTAACCGCAAAATTAACGAGATTCTCCATAATCTACACTCACTCTATTTATTTTCGGTTTCTTTCATATCACTAACATCGAATGGTAAGTCGTTAGAATCAATTTCCATACCAGTCTTTGCGTCCTTGAATGGGTCTTCATCAGCAGTTGGTGTGCTATCTTCTGGCTTAGGCATTGATGGTTGCTTAGCTTTACTGAATTCATAATTAGCATAAGGTCTATCAGGATTCTTTTTATTTTCAGTAAATGTCTTCTTAAGTTTCATCATTGTTCCAATACCTGGTCTTAACACTGGAACAATTGCTTCATAAGCTTGAGTTGAATTACCAGCAAAAACTTGATTAGGAACTACGATGTCGCACATTGCGCCTACAATTTTAATTTGACTAATAGCACGACTGATAACGAAGTCTGGCATTGCCTTACCTGTTAAAGTTGTTTCAGCTAAAGTAGGGAAAATACTTTCAGTTTCATCAGCATGTTCGCCTTGTAAGACTTTGAATGTAAGCATTAGGAAGTCATTATCTCCCGTTGCATTGTGAGTAATGTTATCGAAACTTACTAAGTATTCGCCCTCTGGAAGTTCTGTTCTACCGCTAGCTTCCTTACCTTTGCTTGGATCAAATCCTGATTCATCTAATTTGTTTGCTACATCTAATAAACTCATTTATAGTTCTCTCTTTCTTTATTTTGTTTTAAATGTAAGTGGTGATCTACCACAGTACGGACAATAAAAATATCTATCTTTATCTTTTTCACTTGTTAGGACAAACGTGTTGCCACACCATCGGCATTCTGCTATTAAATAGCCTTGTAAATATGGAACAGATACATCAAAGAAATCTGCTAATACTTGCCATGTTGTTTTTTTAGAATTCTCAAATCCTTTTTCACATCTGCTAATTAAAGGCTGAGAAATCCCTGTTTTATCAGCTAATTCACGTTGTGATAGCCGTTTTTTGTTTCTTAATTCTTTAATTCGATTTTTCATTAGTTAAACATCCCTAAGCAGCTGGTAAGCAATTTCCTAACCTGTTCATCAGAAATATCCTCAGGCTTGTAATCGGCTCGTTTTTCTTCAATTACTCTGATATGGTCTTTGCCTGTCTTTTGCGTTCTAATGACTAAATCACAGTTACCAGCTATGATGTTGTAATATTTTTGCTTAAGTGCTGGGATGTTTTTAGTTACTCCTGAAGCTATATCAGTTTGTTCTTCTTCCCGACTTATCCAAATAACATTAACTGGCAACGCTTTTAAATCTAGGACTAGATCATTGATAACTTTTTTAACCATACCTGATCCCTTGCCGTAAGATAATTTGCCATCAGAAATATATTTTTCGCCTGCTTCATCAGTAATTTGTTTAGTTACTGCATCAACGACATCTTCAATAGTGTCAATAATGACTGTTTTAAATGAAGTTTGTGGTAAGCCATTTATAATTTCAAAAAGTCGCCCTCTTATATCGGAAACAGGCTTGTTGTTTTCATCTTTTAGTAGAGAAACAAATGGAACTCTACTCTGTTCAGCATTATCATCTGTGTTAATGTCTAATGCGTGTGGAAAATAACTAGCAAAGAATGTTTTTCCGCTCATCGGTTTGCCATAAATAAAGAAATATCGAGGTTCTTTTTTAGGCACTCTTGGTTTGTCTTCTGGAAATTTAATCATTTAATTCTCCTTGTAGTAAATTTTGAAATATTTTTTTGAGTTCTTAAAATATTTATGAATTTTGATAATTTTTAAAATATTATTTTTTACAAACTCATTAACTTCTTCAATGTCGTCTTCTACAAAAACTTTATTTTTAATCATTTAGTTCTTCTCCCTGTAAGTAATAACCGTAGTGAATTCATCGGCATTGTCGCCAAAATGATCTATCTTGATAACATCGTGGTTTTTAACAAAATCATTTACTTCTAAATCATCTGAAATATATCTAAAGGTCTTTTGTTTAACTGTTCTGGAGTTTTCATACATAACTAAAGCACTTGTATAATCCACCCCATCAATATCCGTAAGTGATGCATATTTGATGTCTAAAATTTCATTATGTTCAGCCAATTCATTAATTTGATCAGCAATGGACTTAAAACCTCCATTTTTCAAATATTGATACTGTATTTCTTTAACTTTCGTTTTTTCTTGATTAGTCCTTTCATCTTCGCTTGGTAAAATACCCAGCCTCTCTTGTAATGATGCAATTTTGCATAAGCTTGTAGTTCTTTCATGGTATGTAAATCATGCGGAGACTTATCTGCTACTTTCTGCATTACTTCATCATGCAAGATTTCATCAATTACACGTTTTCTATCATTGATTAATTTAAGTTCATCATCGGTCTGCTCAACTTTAGCTCGAACTTTAATCGGCTTACCGCAGTAAGGGCACTTACCATCTCTTACTTTTCCCGATGGAACTACTGCGAAGCAGTAATCGCATTGAGTAATTGCAAAAGTGGCTGTTTCTTTCTTCTTACGTTTACCTTTATCAGTAGTAATGATTGCTTTTTTCCAATCTCTATCAGAATCTGGTAAACCAAAAGTCTTCCAGTTAGCTACATGGTCGATAACAATAGCTCGTTTACCTTCTCGTGGATTTAAACAACGCATTGAGAATTGCAGGTACAAGGCTAAACTTTGAGTGGGACGAGCCATAATTACACAATCAACGTCTGGTAAATCAACACCCTCGGTAAATAAGTTAACATTCACGAGAATGCGTATTTTCTTATCTCTAAACTGTTTTACGATCTGATCCCTTAGATTATCTGGAGTAGATCCATCAAGCTCTACAGCTGAAATATTTAGCTTTTTAAAAGCATCCGCTATCTCTTTCGCACTTTCAACTGAATAAGTGAATACCACTGCTTGTTTACCATCAGCTAACCGTTGATAGTTACTTACAATATGACCATAGATTTTTCGACTAACTGCTTCTTCCATACTGGCGTTTGTGTAATCTCCAGTAGAAGATTTTTTAAGTTTATTGGTATTAATATCATCAATTGAATAATAATCAAATGGCGCTAGAAAACCTTTATCAGTAAGTTCTCTAATTGATTTACCAACAATAATGTCATCGGCAATCTGATCTAATTGTTTACTGCCAGTTCTTTCAGGAGTAGCGGTAAAGTACAATACGTAACTCTCAGAAAACTTATTTAAAATTCTCTGATAGCTCTTTGCGAGAGCATGGTGAGCTTCATCTATCAGAATTAATTTAGGCTCTGGCAGTTTATCTACTCTTCGAGTTAAAGTTTGAACCATACCCATTGTTGTCAAAGACATATCAACGCCTTCTGTTTTAAAGGTATTTTTAGCTTGTTCTAAGACCTCTTTGCGATGAATGATAAACATTACTCGATTACCAAAATTAGTTGTCAGATGTGCAATTTTTGCCATCACAACGGTTTTCCCAGTTCGAGGGGGCGACTGAACAATAATTCGTCTATGACCAGATGATAAAGAATGATAGATATTATTAACTAATTCTTCTTGATATGGTCTAAGCTTCAACAATACTTAGTCCTCATCAAGATTTTTATAATAAAATGAGCCGTCTTCATCTAGTCCCCACTCTGGATTATCTCTATGTGTAAGACTATCAATTAGGTGTTTTCGCTCTAAATATTCGCTTTTAGCTTCAATGTGTAAGCTTTCAACTAAACCTAATGCAATAATAGGATCAGAAATAATACTATCGATTTTTCCTAATTTTTTGTGTTTCCCAATCATAATTAGATCAGTTACATTACCTTTTTTTACTTCGTCTATCATGATATTTAGTTGGTCAAGCATTACTTTTTTATCACTCATCTTTATTTACTCCTATTAATCATCTGTTGTCGCATTGCTAAATTCTTTAATTTAATAATTGCTTCGGTATAAATTTCTCTAATCGTGACAATGAATTGCTCTTCAGGCTTTCCATGAAAATTATCTGGAATTTCTGGGCGTTTCTTTTCTAACCATCTTTTAGCTTTACCAAAATAGTTATTATTTTGTTCAAGCGCTTCTTCAACCAATTTATCAGGCCATTCTTTGATAGCCTGCTCAGCGTCGTATTGCCATTTTTGAAATTCATCTAACATAGGCTTAAATCCTCACAATGGTAACTATCTTCTACAAGAGACTTACAAATTTCTTCAATGCTATCACTACTGGATTCAAAGAATTCCTTAATGAAATCGTGTGAATTAGTATCTAGTTCTTCCATCAAATGGTTATTGCCGATGATAGCTTGACGATTATTAAGCAGATCTCTGAAATCGTGAAAGTCTGTTCCATTTTCTGATCCGACATAATAGACGCAATTACCAATTTGAACTAGCCAAACATCCGAGCCTTCAAAATCTCGTCTTCGTTCAAAACCATTTACGTCATTGATTGCACCTAATAACTCTTTACCTGTTTTTGCTTCCACGGTTCTACCACCTCTCTGTATTTATAAAATGCATTGCTGCACAGTAGCTTTGCTTCGTTACTTTCTTTCAAAGGATTGGTATGCTTAATCCCTTGAATTAGTTCACTTAAACGTTTCATTATTCACCTCTTAAATATTTGGAAAAATTGCATTGTACATGACGAATGTGAATGAAACTAATGCTAGAATTGCAGTACTCATCGTAAGAATTTCGGTTTCTCTTACTGTGAAGTCAGTGCCCATAAATTCGTTAATCTTGCTGTTAATCCACTTGCTCATAATTTTCGATCCTCCATAAACTTGGTTAAAACATCTTTATCATATAGAAGTTTCCCTTCAATACTTACAGGCTTAAAATCATATTTTTTAAGCCAGATCCTAAAAGTCGATGGACTGATACCTAAAAAATTAGCAGCTGCATCAGCATTGAAATATTTTTGTTGTAGTGCTCGTTCGATAATTCGGTCTGAAATTGGAATTTGTATAGCGCTCTTACCCACGGCAATCATCTTCCTTAAATAGTTCATCAAATGCTTTTTCCATCATTTGTTGTTCTTTAGGAGTTAATGGCTTAATTCTTGGTGGGCAAATTTGATGTATATCATTATTTTTCATGATTTTTCCTCGCAATAAATTTATACATATCAATTAGTTCAATACCTTGTTTGGTGTAAAACCACTCAGGAATATCGCTATTGATCCAACTACCGTATTGATTTTGACCAGAATATTCAGCTTTCAAATGAATTTGATTAGCAATTTCATCAATTAAATCAGTTGGTAAACTCAATTGCTGTCCTACTTCTTCTACTGAATAGTACTTATCCTGCATTACAGGAACTAACTTCTCTCCAGTTAATGCTTCGGCTGCCTTGTGTAGAAGTTTTTGACGAGAAATATTAGAATCAGTCGCCATTGCAATTTTATAAAGTACACCAGCTCTTTTTGTGGCTGAGTTCTTTTTCATAATTTCAAGCCGTTCAGATTTAGGTTGACGAATTTGTTTTTCCATTTCATTGAATGCTTGGATGTATTTGAGTTTGAAATCGTCAGCTTTACGTCCTGTAAATCCCATTGCGATAAAAGTAAAACCATCTCTGTTCATGTAATACATACGATTGGATTTACCACTTGCGTCTTGATAAGTAGCTTCTACAAACATCTTTTTGAACTGGGCTGGATTTTCAGCCGAGTGAATTTTATTATCAATCGATTGCATAACATTCTTATGTTTCTTGTTAAAAGCATCAGCCACTTTCAAACTATCTGTAACAGCTTGCTGGTCTTTCATAATTACTAAATTATTCATTGTTGTTCTCCATACCTAGCAATGGGTAGATAATTTCTCGAATTTCTTTTGCTCGTTTTGAATTATTACCCTTAATCGCTTGGTTTAATTGTTGACGATTGATATTTAATCGTCTAGCAAGTTCTGCTTGCGTCCATCCTTTCTTCATCAATGCTGTTTTAATTTCAATTTCAATTTGATGCGATGCATCATCTAAGCGTTCTTCAATTGGCATTCTATTCACCTCGTCTTCTTAATAAATACATTTCCTTATATCTAGTTCCACATTGCTGATACGGCTTGCGTAAGATATATTCTCTTTCCCATGTCTTAGGAGCTCGAATTAAATCTTTTCGTTTAACAAGGTCTTGAAGTAGTCTTTGAGAACTGATTTTTTCTAATAGTTCACCTTGTTTAGAAATTTCTTCAGCTTTACGTTGTAAATCATCAAAAGACTCTTTAAATTCTCTCTGCTCTTTTTCAGTCATCGAATCCCAATCTTCTTATGATGGAAAAAAATATTTTTCATTTCTGCTCACCTCGGTGTTGTCGTGTTCAACGAATTAATTAACTTGTTAATAAATTTATGTAATTTCATTGACATTTTTACATGAATAAACTAATATTGAAGCATAATAAATAAGTGTCAATTAAGTATCCCCATACTAAAAATGAACTCTGCTTATTTATTAACTTGTAATAAAACTCGTTTATTAACTCGTTGACAATTAGTATTATTACATGGATAAACTAATTAATCAAGTATTTTTACGTTTTTTAATGTAATTATTTGTCAACGACTGAAAGGATCGTTGATATGACAACATTTGAAAGGATAAAAAAATTAGCAAAAGAACACGGTATGACCCTCGCAGAAGTAAATCAAAAAGCTGGTCTTGGAAGAAATTCATTGTATAACTGGAAATACCAGAAACCCAGTTATGAAAGCTTAAAAAAGGTTGCGGATGTCCTCGGAACTACTCCAGATATTTTAAATGGTATTCCAGACGATAAATCTGGCAAAATCAAATGGAAAGATTTAGGGATGCCTTACGGAGGACATATTCCTGACGACTTAAACGATATGATCGATTCAATAGCCGAAACATATTTAAAAAATCATCCTGAATTAATCAAGGATGAATATAAAGGTAAATGGTAAATATATGAATTATCTTAACAGACGTAATTATAATAATCTCATTAATTGGTTAATGAATTATTGTTTTGATCACGATATCGGTGCTTGTCTAACCAATGAACTGCCTGATGATGTAGGTGGTAAAAGTTATATTATCCCTGCCGATTTAGTAGTAGTTAATAATAGATGGCACGATGAGTTAGAAATACCATTTATTTTTGCTCATGAAATCGGGCATATAAAGACTGGTATACCATGTTCGTATCATGCTTCTATCAGTAATACAGATAAAGGTGAAGCAGATGCTAACAAATTCGCAATCAATTTATTTATTAAATATTGTAAAGAAAACGATTTTAATTTCTCTACATATTTTAATTTTGCAGAAAGTTTCTACATCCCGCTTAAGTTTTATTATTTATTACCTGATTGTACAGAAGACTGGATAATAGCTTAAGTTATTGTCCGCAATGACGTTAAACTAATATATAAGTATATGGAGGAAGTAATGACAATATTTGATACAATAGCGGGAATATTATTTGTATTAGCTCTAATTTTTCTCTTTGTATTTATCGGTTTTACAATTACGTTCTTTATTGGACTAGTCGGAAAATATAAAAATACAAAAAGAATTGGGTTAATTGGTTTAGCAATTACGGGAATAGCTACTGCTTTATTCTTCGGAGTTGGTTTAGGCAGTGAAACTATCTATAATCATCAGCAGGAACAAATTGCAAAAGAAAATGAAAAAGAATTCTCTCATTATTCGAAAGAATTTAAAGAGTCTTATATAGAAATTGCTAAAAATTCTGAATCAGTAGCTAACTACATTGGTGATCAATGGAAAGATAAAATGGATGATGATGATTTCGATGTAGATAAAGTTGTTGAATCTGCATTAGAAGATAAAGTAACCGAAACTGCTGATATAAAAGATGAGTTAGATTCAATTGAAAATACTTATACTAAAGTAGTGATGTATGCAAATAAAAGTACTGCTAAAAAATATAAATCAGCTTATTCTGATTTAAAGGATTTTGCCGATTTAGCTACTAATCCTCGTGGAAGTTATTCATCATACGTTGATAAATTCAATGACTTAGATGATAAGGTAGCAAAAGATATTAAAGAATTGTAAACAAAAAAGACCCGCAAAGCGCTGGTAACACTTTACGGGTCGGTCATCACTCTGACCAATGCTTAAAAAATTAACACATATATGCTAGATGAAAGGTAGAGCTGGTAACTCAACGCCTTTCGTCTACCCTATTTTAGCAAAATGGAGGTAAAAATAAAATGCCAAAAAGAAAAAATTCAAGTATTAAAGAATACGCATTAAAGTCTGGTAAAAAACGATATGAATTTGTAGTTTCTTTAGGACAAAACAGCAATGGTAAACGAGTTCAAGTTCATAGACGTGGTTTTAAGTCTTATGCAGAAGCAGAAGCTATGTTCAATAAATTATCGCAGACCAAACCTGATAATTTTGTTAAGCAAAAGCAAATAAAAATCTCGGAGCTGTGGAAGCTATGGTTTAACAATTATAAGGATACAGTAAAAGGATCTACTGCTAATAAGACTGAAATTAATTATAACACCCATGTTGATCCCTACTTTGGCAACAACTATATAGATCGTATTCAAGTAAAGGACTTGCAAAAATGGGCTGATAAATTAGCTACAAAATTAGTTAAATATCGTGATGTACTATTTATTATGCGTTCGCTTTACGAATACGGTATGCGTCTAGGATATGTAGCAGATAATGAACTATCAAGAATAATCATCCCTAAGAAGACTATACGTAAACGAAGAGACACAGAACATAATTTTTATTCAAAAGAAGAACTTGATACTTTTTTAGAAGTAGCTAAACAAGTAAATCTTAGAGTATACGCCTATTTTAAATTGCTTTCTTCTACTGGACTTAGAAAAGGTGAAGCACTAGCTTTAACATGGAAAGATATTGATTTAGTAAACAATACTATATCTGTTAATAAAACTATATCTTATGATATGGGAAATAAGCAGGTGGTAAACACTCCAAAAACTAAACAATCTAAGCGTACAGTTCCTCTCTCAGAGAATTTAAAACAAGTATTATTAGATTATCGCAGAAATGAAAAAGTCCTCTCTGATAAGTTATTTCATACTATAGCAGGCAATTATGTTTCTTTAAGCAAACCAACTCAATGGCTCAATGAAGTTTATGCCAAAGATCATAAAATTAACGAAGATTTTGCTAAGAAAAATAAACTAGATAAAAATTATGTTTTAAACAAAGATTTACGTCACATTACCCTTCATGGCTTTCGTCATACATTTGCTACCCTGTTAATTGAGAACACTAATGTAAAACCAAAAACAGTTCAGATGTTACTCGGTCATGCTAATATTCAGATGACACTTGATATTTATACACACGTTAATAATAAGAATAAAGAAGACGCAATCAATTCAATTTCACAGTTAAATATATAAAAATAAAAACCACTCTTTGTTACCAAAATGTTACCAAAGGGTGGTTTTATTATGCTTAAGTGTTGATAAATCAACATTTCTTAAAGTATTAGTGGAGATGAGGGGAATTGAACCCCTGTCCAAAC